TCGTGACATCCCGCAAGGCCGCTGCCACACGCTCGATACCGCCAGCCAGCGCGGACACATGCCCGCTCGATTTGTCTGCCTGCTCGCCTATGTCAGCCAGGACCGGATCATCCGTGACATATTTGGCCGTCTCGCTCAGGGCCGCCCGGCCGCGCTCGGTGGCGGCCGTCAGGTCGCGCATTGCCCGTTCAGCCTGATTGCCGCGCAGCGCCATATAGGCCAGCCCGCCAGCGATCGCCGCCAGCATGAGTGGCAGGGGTCCGCCGACAAACGCCATGGACGCCCGCAATATCGCCATCGCCTTGGCGGTACCCGTCGCGCCAACCGCAACCTTTTTCAGGCCGGCAGCCACGGCCAGCAGGCCGGCGCCGCCATAGAAGCCCGCCAGCGCCGCGCCGCCGATAATGATGCTGTCCGTCAGGCCGTCCAGATTGTCGGCAAGGAAGTCGATTGCGTCCGACACCGCTGCCGCGCCATCCTTGACGCGCCCGTTCGTGCCGATGAACTCGGTCAGCTTGTTCTGCAGGCGCGTCACTGCCTCGGCCGGGCCCTGGTCGAGCGTCTTGAACTCGGTACGCAACTTGCCGATCTGGCTGATCAGGGCATCGAACAGCACGCCGCCGGAGACATCGCCATCCGCAATCATCTTGCGCAGCTTGGCGACACTGCCGCCCGCGCCGTCGACACCGTCCGCAAAGGCCTGTGCCAGGCGCGGCGTGCCTTCGATGATCGAGTTGAATTCCTGCAGTTGCACGCGCGGGCTGGCAATCGCCTGGCTGAGCTGCGTGAAGGCGCCCTGCACGGCCGCGCCGCCTGTATTGGCCAGGCGTGCGCCCTTGGCGGCGGCCTCGCCGAATATCAGGACATCCGCCCCGGACTTTCCGAGATCCCGCGCCGAGCGCGCGGCAGCACCCGTCAGGCCGCCGAGCTCAGACAGCGGCGCGCGGGCATCGCTGGCGATCTTGTTCAGCGCGCTCGCCGATTGCTGCGCCGGGCCGAGCACATCGGTATATTGCTTCAGCGTGTTCGTGGTCGCCCGCCAGCTCGCCTCATATTCCAGCACCTCGCGCCCGGCCACGCCGACGCCGATCGCGACGATGGCCCGGCGCACATTGCGTGACATCTGTTCGGCCCGCTTCTCGACATTCGTCAGGCGCTTCGAGCCAGTCTTTTCGATGCCCCCCATCGTCTTGTCGAAGGATTTCAGCAGCCGGTTCTGCTGGCCTTCGATGCGGCGGGTATTCAGGGACAGTTCGGCAATCAGTGCCTGGATATTGTCATCAGCCATCAGCGTTGAACCATGCTATTGCATCCTCACGGGGCGGGGCCTCCACCGCCGGCCCTGTGGCCCCGTCAGGATTGTTGGCCGCGAGCCAGGCGTCGCGGAAGGCCACATATTCCCAGAATGTCAGCTCACTGATTTGCGAGGCGAATCCCATAATGAGCGCATTGCCCCATATCGCCGCGAAATCCATCCGGTCAGCCGGCTCAGCGGCTTTTTTCCCTCATCGGCCGCCTTGCCGGAGACCGGGGCATAGAGGCCGGACAGGAGCAGGGCCAGCGCGATCATGCGCTTCTCGGCAAAGGGAACAAAAACGGGCGCGTCGCCCGCGACGATCTGCTCTGCCAGGGCGAGATCCATCCCGCCCCCGCGCAGGCCGGCAATAAGCGCCATGTCGCTCCAGGACGGCAGGTCTTCTTCCGCTTCGAAGGCGCGCACCAGCGCGAGCGGATGCTTGCCGGTCCGCTCCTGCAGGAATTCAAGGGCCGGAATTGGCATCCGGCCCGTGAACGCCTGGCCGTCCAGCTCGAGGACAACCTCACCCTTGCGCATCAGGCCGGCGCGCCGACCGTGAAGGGCAGCGAGCCCGTGATCGTGAACGTGGTCGAGGCCGTGACAAGATCGGCATCGGCGGCGGTGAAGTCGAGCTGGGACGGGAAGCCCGCGCCTTGCCAGTAGCCGAGCACGGTCGTGCCATCGGCCGGGCTATAGACGACGATCCGCAGGTTGCGCGCTGCGCCGCCCTCTTCGATCCATTCATCGACTTCCGCAAAACTCGCCACCGAGAACTGCCCCTCGCCCGACAGCGTCGGCGGCGCGATGCTGGTCGGATAGGAAATGTCGGTTGTCAGGGCCAGGGGATCGGTGTCATCCGGCACGGGCGCCGTCGCGACATTGATCTGTTTCGAGATCGACTTGCTCGTGTTCAGCAGGCTGAGCTTGGTATAGGTGCCGGGCGTCACCTGGCTCTCGACGAGAATGGCGACGCGGCGGCCGATATCGGTGGGTGGCTGGGCCATGGGCGCAGCTCCTTTCTGTTGGTTTTCAGGAATGCCCGGAAACGCCTCCGGGCGGGCTTATCGGACCAGGCGTCAGGCCGCCGGCTCGAATCTCATGTCGAAATCCAGCACGCCATGGCGCACATTCTCGGCCGGGTCGCGCATATAGCGCTCCAGCACGTTGAACCCGTAAACCAGCCGGAAGCCAGGCACCGCGAAACCATTGTTCGCGCCTTCCTCATCGGTCACGGTCAGCGCGTCCAGCACCGCCCCGCCGATCCGCTTCAACAGCAGCATGCCGGGCTCGCGCGTCCAGACATGCACGCGCGGCGTCACAATCCGTGCCCCCAGGGCCCGCCGGAATCCGTCTTCGCCCGTCTGCAGCACGGGCAGCACGGTCCGGTCATCGACGGCCGAGACAACGCGAACCGGGTTCGCCCCGAACGCCGCCGCTATCCCCGCATGCCCCGCCAGCCAGAGGCCGAGACTGTCCTGGAAGGCCTCCGCCAGCGCGCCGAATTCAGCTGCCATTCTTGAAATTCCTTACGATGGCCTTCTTTGCCGCCCGGCTGATGCGCGCTCGGAAGCGCGACCGCAGGCGGCGGACATGGAAGAAGAAGTGCGGCGAGCCGGAATGGCCGAGCCAGCCGAATTCCTGCCACGTCCCGTAAAAGCCCTTGCCGCCGGATCCGCGCTTGGCGCCCTCGACAACGCGCCAGGCCTGCCCGTTACTGCCCTCAACCTCATAGGCGTCCAGCGTCTCTTCAAGATCGCCGCGCGCCTGCGGCACATCTGGCCCGATTGCCGCTTCCAGTTCGCGCGCATTGCGCTCAAGGACCGGCTTGAGATCATCCACGATGGCAGAGCCCAGCCGGGCGAGCTGGCGCTGGAAGCGCTCCCGGCCCTTGATGCGCACCTCGCCCATCAATCTGCGTCGCTGTCCGCATCAGGGCCGCCCGCGTCGGAGGTGTCTTCATCCAGCGGCGGCCAGGGCGTTGCCTTGCCGCTCGCCAGGGCCGCATCCGCCACCTGGACGGGCAGGCTCTGCGGCTCAGGGCCCGGAAAATAGTCGCGCATATGGCCGTGCCGCGTCGTGTCGGTCCATCTGGAGTGGAACACAACGTCCCGCGTCGCGGGCACGGCTTCAGGCACTGAAGAATCAGGCATTGACGGTTTCCTTTCCGTATTCACACAGGAGATAGATCCACCGGTCATAGCGCTCGGTATCGTCGACCTGCACCACATTGTAGCGCCGCCCGGTCCGGTCATTCAGCACGGTCCAGGATGTATCCACGCCCTCGAGCGCGATTTCGTAGCGCAGCACGATAACCACCCGGTCACCCGGCTGGCGTCCGCCGCCCGCATTCCGCTCCGCGCCGCCTGCCGGCAGGATCGCGGCGGGCCGCCGCTGCACCACAGGGTCCGGCGGCTCCATGTCCCTGACATATCCGTCCGCCAGCGGAACGGGCTTGAACAGGGAAACTCGCCGGTCAAGGGCAGCGGCCGTCTCGGTCCAGCCGGCAGGCTTCAGCATTGAAACCATGATCAGACCCTCTGCAGGCGGTAGGGCGCCAGCAGCGCGCGCGCGCCCATCGGCAGCTCGGTCGGCCGCGTGCCGGTGATGACCGCCTCGCTATGCTTGTAATAATGGCCGACCAGCAGGTGCATGGCCTGCTTGACAGCTTCGGGCACGGAATCGGCTTCCGCGCCATAGCCTGCCTTGAAATGCGCCGTGACGGCATCGGCCCGCACCGCCAGCGCCGGATTGACCCCGTCCCCAAGCACCAGGAAGGCCCCATGAGAATCAAAGTCGGTCCGGTAATCACCGGGATCCATCAGCACCTCGGCGCCGCCATCGGCCGGCCAGTAGCGCACCCCCTCGATGGACTGGACATTGCCGATCCCGAACCGGATACGGGACCATTTCGGGCCCCGAATGGCCCAGACCTGGTCGAGCAGGCAATTCCTGAGCACGCCCCCCGGCCCGTCAAGATAGCTCGTCACCGCCGCGATCAGGCTCGCCAGCAGGGCATGGTCATCATCATGCGCGATCCGCAGGTTCTGCATGACCGACTCGATCGACAGGACCTTGTTGGTCGGCGCCGTGACAAGAAGCGGGCGCATGGATCAGCCCAGCCCGGCGAGATTCGGCTCGCCGGACGGTTCGCCCTTAGTCTCGGCTTCCGTTTCCGTTTCAGTTTCCGTTTCGGTTTCCGTCTCGGCTTCCGTTTCGAGCAGCAGGGCCGTCTCGGCCTCTGGCTTGCCTTTGCTCCTGCCCGTCCGGCCCGTCTTGCCATCCGTGCCGCGCTGGCTGACCGATTGAGGCGGCACGGATTTGGGCGCCGCCCCTTCCGGATAATCCTTGTCGGCGCCGGCGGCCTTTGCCGCCTTCTCCAGTTCGGGCGGCAGCACATCGCCCGGCCGGTAAGTCACCGGATAGATCTTGCCTTTCGGCACACCGCGAAACACCTGCTTGACTTTCATTGCACCATTTTCCTTCTCTGTCCGGTTTTCAGTGGCTCTCAACAAAAGAGGGCGGGCCGCATGGCCCGCCCTCTAAATGTATCGCGTCAGTCTCCGCCCTAGGCGTTGATGGCGACGCGGTGATAACGGCCCCATTCCGGGTTCCACAGCCCGCCGCCGACACGCTTGGTCGTGTAGAACAGCACATAGGGCTTGGCCGTGTACGGATCGCGCAGGATGCGGATGCCGACCCGGTCGAAGATCCGGTAGACCATCTCCATGTTGCCATAGAAGACGGGAATGGCGTCAGCCGCTACATCCGGCATGCCGGACAGTTCCATGACCGGAGATCCGAGCAGCGTCGATGGTTGGTTGGCCGCCAGTGTCGGCGCCCAGATCAGGTTGCCGTCGCCATCCTTCAGCTTCCGGACAACCGCCATCGTCTTGCGGTTCATATAGAATCCGGCGCCCTGCGACCGGTCGGACGGCAGGTCATATTGCAGGTCGATCAGGCCGTCGGTCGCCAGGGCTGCCGCCAGGCCGGAATTGACCTCGAGGATCGGGCCGAGCGGATGGCGCAAGGGCGCGGCAAGCGCCGCTTCCGTGGCCGCATCAAAGGTCAGCAGGCCGCGCGGCTTGTTCGTGCCGTCGCCGGAGAGGAAGGCCGTCCCTTCCTGCGTCGCGAACTCGGTCTCGACCTCACCGGACAGCCAGGCGGCAAAGTCAATCTCCGCATCGTCGAGCAGCTGCTGGGTTGCGCTCGGATTGGCATAGATCTCACCGAAGCTGTAGGCATAGGCCTTCAAGTCCGGTGAGGTCGTTTCTCCGCGCGCCGTCTCTTCGCCAACCCAGCCCGAACCGGCGCCATGCAGGTTGAACAGCTTGATGAAGCCCTGCCCGGTCACGTTCTGCTGGCTGGCAAAGCGCCTCATCGGCGTGATGTCCACCCGCGCATCGGTGATTG